GAGGCCAAACGAATTCTTAACTTTAACACAACATAACTTTATTAACAGCGAGCAAAAGGAGACGATAAGTATGCCTAAAGGCAGGAAGATGCTGTCTTCGGAAGCTCCGCGCAAGATGCGACCCGCACTTTCTCCCGAGGTACGGGAAAATCAATTGGTGGCTCTGGCGGTGGACCTTGCCGAGAAACAGTTGGTTGAGGGTACCGCGTCAGCTCAGGTTATTACCCACTATTTGAAACTTGGCTCAACAAAAGAGCGGATAGAGAAAGAGATCCTTGTCAAACAGAAGGATCTCATTGTAGCGAAGACCGAGGCACTGCATTCTGCACAGAGAATTGAGGAGCTATATTCCAATGCTCTTGCTGCTATGCAGCGATACAGCGGACAGAGCAACTCTGAAGAATGACACTATTCACAAGGGGGACCTCTCCCAATGGACGATTGGAAGACCGGGGTACTGAAGGTTCGGGAGAATCATCGGTACACTTACCAATATTTGGCAAAACGATTTGGAAGAACCGAGCAGGAGATCCGCGACCTGGTGCGCAAAGACAAGATCGCAAAACTGATGGGCGGAGATGTTAAGAAGAACTTTATATCTCTGCAGAATACTGTGGCATCTACCCACACGAAAGACTGGGCCAACAACCGGGTCATCACTTTTGGGCTGATGGGTGATACCCAGATCAACTCAAAGTATACGCAGCTCACTTACCTTCATCATTTTTATGCACTCTGCGCCGAACGCGGGGTTACCGAGGTTTATCACACCGGGGACATCGATGAGGGCGAGCAGATGCGGATGGGGCATCAATACGAGTGCTACGCGCAGGGGGCGGATGATCATGTCCGGGAGATCGTTAGGACTTACCCATCCATCGATGGGATTAAAACCTCCTTTATCACCGGCAATCATGACGCCAGCATCTACAAGCGCTGTGGGGTGGATATTGGCGAGATGATTACCATTAACCGAAAAGACATGGTTTATTTGGGTCGGGACAATGCCAAAATCAAACTGACCCCGCATTGTGTGCTTGAGCTTAGACATCCCTGGGATGGGACGGCCTATGCTGTTTCCTACAAACCGCAGAAAATGATTGAGAGTATGGAGGCGGATACCAAGCCCAACATCCTTGCCATCGGCCACTACCACAAATTGGAGTATATGTTTTACCGCAACATCCACTCTTTCCAGACAGGATGCTTCCAGGCGCAGACTCCGTTTATGCGCGGAAAGGGCATCAGTGCTCATCTTGGCGGGTGGATTGTGACGGTTGAAGTGGACGAGCTTGGCCACGTGCTCCGTATTATTCCGGAGATGATCCCCTACTACAAGAGCATCGAGAACGACTATGTCAATTTTTCCCAGCTCTCCCATGTCTCTTAGGACTTATACCGAGCTGTCGGCGCTTGGCACTTTTCTGGACCGCTTCCAATATTTGAGGCTTTCCGGGACTGTTGGGAAGGACACGTTCGGGTTCGACCGATACGTCAACCAGCGATTCTACACCTCGAGAGAATGGAAGGCTGTCCGGGATTTTGTCATTACGCGGGATCTGGGGTGCGATCTCGGAGTTCCCGGCTATGAAATCTATGGCCGGGTGTTTATTCACCATATTAACCCAATCCTGATTAAAGACATAGAGCAGTCCAGCGATATTCTACTAAACCCGGAGTATCTTATCAGCACAACCCCAACTACGCACAACGCCATCCATTACGGAGACGAGGGCCTTCTTCCTAAGGACCCGATTGATCGAACCATGAACGATACCTGTCCATGGAGAAAGACTAAACAGTAAAGGCGGACATTTATGTGGACAGCATCTTAACATCCATCAAGAAACTCCTCGGAATCGAGGAGGAATACACCCACTTCGACGGTGACATCATCATCTGCATTAACTCTATTCTGGCGGTTCTTACACAGGTCGGGATCGGCCCGTCATCCGGATATTCCATCGCGGACAGCACGGATACGTGGGCGGACTTTCTTGGCGGCACCTATAATTTCGAAGCGGTGAAGAGCTATGTCCATCTTCGTGTCCGGCTGTTGTTCGATCCTCCGACTTCCTCTGCCCTTCTGGAGAGCATGAACAAGATGGTCGCCGAGTTTGAATGGCGGCTTCATGTCAATTCGGATCCCGTCCTGGTTATTACTGAAGAGGTCACCGAGGAGGACGAAGTTGTATGATAATTATTTTTAGGAAAGGAGGCATAGCCTATGTGGGCTTATAATCAGACTCCGCCCAATACCCTTCAACACTGGGGCATTCCCGGTATGAAGTGGGGTGTCCGGCGCTACCAGAACAAAGACGGGACTTTGACCCCAGCCGGAAAGAAAAAATACGGCGACAGCGAGAAGGAAGGTATCAAGGAGAAGGTCAAGGAGATGTCTGACGAAGACCTTAGAAAGTTTTTGAACCGTCTTCAGATGGAGAAGCAGGTTTCCCAGCTGCTGTCGGAGACCGAGGCACCAAAAGTAGCCAAAGGCAAGAAACTTGCCAGGGAAATTCTTGAGTCTTCTGGAAAGATTGCGGCCACCAAGATCGCGGCAAGCCTTGGTAAGTATTTCGGTGACAAGATCGTGGATAAACTGACTGACAAGTCGGACAGCAAGAAAGCGAAAGAGAAGGAACGGACCGAAAAAGCCAAACAAAGCAAAGATGATTCCGCCGCCCGAAAGGCAGCACAAGACGCCGCAAAACGGGCCGAAGACCGCGGCAGGTCCAAACGGGAAAAACGGCATCCGCGCGCAAACCGGCATAAGACCAACCGGACCAGGGCAGAGTTGGATGACTGGGTCCTTAAATTCAACAAAAACTTCAATCCCTGGAACTAGGAGCATCATATGGCACTATCAAACACTGCCGTTCCAACATACTACGGCATGTTTCGGGGTGCCGTCATGCGGGGGGAGATCCCTGTTTGTCGGGAAGTCGCCCTGGAGATGGAACGGATCGACGACCTGATCGCAAACCCCGGTATCTATTATGACGACGAGGCCATTGACGGATTCATCGCCTTTTGTGAAAACGAGCTGACCCTGACAGACGGGCGCGACCTGATGCTGCTTGACACGTTCAAACTTTGGGCTGAGCAGATCTTCGGATGGTATTACTTTGAAGAGCGAAGTGTCTATGAACCCAATCCGGATGGCCACGGTGGGAGGTATGTACGAAAACGGATCAAAAAACGGCTGGTCAAAAAACAGTACCTCATCGTTGCCCGAGGCGCGGCAAAGTCGATGTACGCCGCCTGTATCCAGAACTACTTCCTGAACGTTGATACCTCAACCACACATCAGATCACAACTGCCCCCACCATGAAGCAGGCAGAGGAAGTCCTGTCCCCGATCCGAACGGCCATCGTCCGTGCACGCGGTCCCCTGTTCAAGTTCCTGACCGAAGGGTCAATCCAGAATACAACAGGCTCCCGCGCCAAGCGGACGAAACTTGCCTCCACCAAGAAGGGCATCGAAAACTTCCTGACCGGCTCCCTCCTTGAGATCCGTCCCATGTCCATCAACAAGCTCCAGGGGCTTCAAAACAAGATATCCACCGTGGATGAATGGCTGTCCGGGGATACCCGGGAGGACGTTATCGGCGCTTTGGAGCAGGGTGCCACCAAACTGGAGGACTATCTGATCCTTGCCATCAGCTCTGAGGGCACTGTCCGGAACGGCAGCGGCGATACAATCAAAATGGAACTGATGGACATCCTCAAAGGCGACTATATTGCCCCACACATCTCCATCTGGTATTACCGGCTGGACTCAGTGGACGAGGTTCCAAACCCTGAGATGTGGGTCAAGGCCAACCCCAACATCGGCAAAACGGTTTCCTATGAGGCCTATCATTTGGACGTCGAAAGGGCCGAAAAAGCCCCTGCCGCCAGGAACGATATCCTGGCCAAGCGATTTGGCATCCCGATGGAGGGCTACACGTACTATTTCACCTATGAAGAAACACTTCCACACCGGAAGCGGGACTTCTGGCAGCTGGCCTGCTCCATGGGCGCCGATCTTTCGCAGGGCGACGACTTCTGCGCATTCACCTTTTTATTCCCTTTGCCCAATGGCGACTTTGGTGTGAAGACCCGGAACTACATCACATCGCTGACCCTTAAAAAACTGCCGGCCGCCATGCGTCAGAAGTATGACGAATTCATGGAGGAGGGCAGCCTGATCGTTCTGGAAGGAACGGTCCTGGACATCATGGAGGTCTATGAGGACCTTGACAATCACATCACAGAGCGCGGATACGATGTCCGCAGCTTTGGCTTCGACCCGTACAACGCCAAGGACTTTGTGGCCCGCTGGCAGTCGGAGAACGGCCCGTTCGGCATCGAGAAAGTCATTCAGGGTATGAAAACCGAGTCGGTTCCTCTAGGAGAGCTGAAAAAGCTGTCCGAGGAGCGGATGCTGCTGTTTGATGAGGCCCTGATGACCTTCGCCATGGGCAACTGCATCACCCTTGAGGATACGAACGGCAACCGCAAACTGTTGAAGAAGCGGTACGACCAGAAAATCGACGCCGTCGCGGCCATGATGGATGCTTATGTGGCGTATAAATTGAATAGAGAGGCATTTGAATAAAATGTGGGAGTATAAACAAACTGCGCAAAGTAATTACTTAGAACACTATGGTGTTCTTGGTATGAAGTGGGGGGTCCGGAGATACCAGAACACGGATGGAACGCGCACAAAAGAGGGGCAGAAAAAAGTAGCGGACAGCCTGAACAAGGATTTGACCGAGGCAAATTTCGGAAGGGACGCTGCCCGAAACAAATACGTAAAGGAAGCCATCAAGAAGGTCACCCCGCTTGCCAAGGATGTCGAAGATAAGCGGAAAGCAACCAAAAAAGAATACGACAAGTTCATCAATGACAAAGTGGCGGTAAAGAAAGGTGTCGAGGAGGAGCATCAAAAACTCATGAAAGAGATTGATGAGCTGACCGACCACTCCCCCGAAAGCAAGCAGCAAATCAGAGAATTGTTTGACGGCATGAAGACCGCTGCCCTGCAGCAGATGTCAAAGAATGACAGGCGGTATCGGGGGAATGAACTGGTCCAGAGGGCGCTTGGCAAACACGCCCAACAATCACCGTCGATCGAAAAAGCCGAAAAGGAGTATCGCGATGCCCTCGATAATTACCGCAACGGCGTAACGAATACCGTGAATGCGATGCTTGGTGAATACGGAAGCACCACGATGAAGAACCTGAACGACTATGGCGGGAGGTTTGACAGAAGCGCCGACCATTCTTTGACCCTGGCAATCGACGGTCCGATGCATGACAAGTACAAATTCTACTAAACACCAATGATAAACAGAGAGGCATTTGAATAACATGTGGGAGTATAATAGTCCACGTTCCAGTGAAGAACTTTATCACTTTGGGGTTCTTGGAATGAAGTGGGGGGTTCGAAAATCTGATGAGGAACGTCTGGATGCCTATAAAAAAAGAGAATCCGGAGAAGTAAGAAGGATTGCCTCAGAACGGATAGCTAAAATTAAGAAAAAAGATGACCGTCTGGCAGAAAAACATACTAGACGAGCCCAGAAACTTACTGACGAACAGTATCCGGACGACAAAAAGCTACGGAAAATTGAACAAAAATCCTATGCGCAAAGAGCTAAGGCCAAAGCTGTCGCGGATCAAATGTTATTTGAGTTATCCGGGTTGGGAAGATATACGCTTAAAGACGTTTCACGTGAAAAAATACGTGTCGGGTCTGCCCTGGCAGCGGGCGCTATTACCACAATTGGGTCAGCTGCTTTGCTTTTTACAGGCACTTCCAATTTTGCAGTCGGGTTCGTTCCTAATACCGAGAGAATGAAAACAAAATTACGAATTGCAAAGCTTAATGAGGGAATCATACCACGCCCTTAACATTTAAAATGATTTAAAAATTTTAGGAGGAAACATAAATGGTAGACCCTATCCATAACTTGTCCTATCGGGAACTGCAGGTGTTCAACTTCTCCTCCCAGGAGATCGACCCGAACATCCTTTTGGGCAACCGGTTTCAAGACGCGTTGCAACTCATTCTCGCTTCCGAGGTGGAGGCCGGCACGCCGGTAAATGCCGTCGCCGCGACCGCTACGCTGGACATCGCCGGTGTTGTTCTGGACGGCGAGATGTTCTCCATCGATGATGACATCTACGAGTTCTGCGCGGACGCCGCACAGTCTCTGACCTATCCTGGCAACATCGCGGTAGATATTTCCAATCACACGGCCCCGTCAACTGGAACGATGACCATGGACACTCAGCCCATCTCCGGCAATACCCTGACCCTTGGGACCAAGGTTTATACTTTCGTTCCCATCGGGACCGATACCGCTGATGGCGAAGTGTCCATCGGGGCTGATCTAACCGAAGCCCAGGCGAACCTGGTTGCGGCCATTAACGGCAGGGACGGCATCAGCCTTCCTCATCCGCTGGTTTATGCGGGCGACTTTGCCGCCGATGATTGCGTAATCACCGCTCTTGTTGGCGGCGCGGCTGGCGACCTGATTGCCACGACCGAAACCTTCACCGCTCCCACCAACATCTTTGTCGCGAATAATCTCGGCAATGGTGCAGACTGTCTTGCCGCCGACGCAGTGACAGCTCTTGTTGCCGCCATTACTGCGTTTGACACGGTC